TAAACCCAAATCATCAGCGATGGTAGCCCTTGCCGTGACGCGTGGGTAAAGCCCGCCGGGGTCGCTCGGTATCAATCGCGAAAACGTGTACCCCGCAGAGGCCAGCGTCGCAGTGTGGCCGTTGCCCGACAGGTCGCTGATCGACGTGCCGCTGATCGTATCGCTCCGCATAGGGTAATACGCGCGCGGGGAGTCCGCCAGAATGGCCGCTGTCAGGGCGTTATAGCCGTTTATGGAGCCCGTCCCACGGTACCCTTTTCCTTCGTCCGGGAATGCCGCGCCGTCCCATACGTAGATCAGCCCGTCGTCGTCGTTGAGATACGCATCGCCGGCGGTTAAACCCATCGTCGGGAGACTGGCATAGTCGGTGACCCGCCCAGCAAGGGCGATCGCCGCCAGATCCGAGGAAATTACCGGTTCGTTGGGGTCGGTGTCATCAATCAATATGCCCAAACCCGGAATCAGCGTTAAGGGCTTGCCGCCAAAATACTCCAGATCATTCCAAGCGGTGACGCCATCACCCTGCTTCATTTTGACCGGGTCAGTATCGATTTCCTTACCCCACTCCCCTGATAGAAGCACTTCGTTGGAGGTGACCCAATCGGCAGCCAGCTTGCGCCGCACCTTCACCCGTATATCGATCAGGTTCAGTAGTTCAACAAGTTTGGGTAAGTCGCTATCGGACAAGGCCATGATCAGGCTCCGTTCCCGTCGATTTCCCACACAGGGATGTACGGCACATAGTCGGTCGCGGTGATGCTGCTGGCGCCACCAAGGGGTGTGTATGCAAACGTGTGCTCCTGCACTTGCAGGCTGACCTCGCTGTCAGATACTGACCACAACCGCAGCGTCACATCACCGGTGTAGTCGAGCACCACGGCGGCTGTAGGCGTGCCGATGTCCTCGCGCTCGATGATGAGAGTGTCCGTGTCGTCGTAAAAGGCCAGGGTGTAGCGTGTGTTCGGCTCCGGGCCGATCGATGCTGCCGTCGTGTCGATCAGTTGGTCGGCCTGCAGCAGCCGGTCCCGGTGTGCCCATGTCACGGTCAACGCCCCACTTACCGTGTCCAGGTACGCCGTACCGTTGAGTCTCAGGCGGGCGGGAGGGTAGGGGCGTGCGAGACGCTGGTCGAGTGTCACCGACAAGGGAGTGGCCGAGCCTTCGGGTAGCTGTTGGCTGCCCGTGTTCGTGAGCAGCTTAACCTGTATCGTCTCACCGGCCGTGTACTCAGTTTCATCGGCCGCAGACGCAGTCTGGTAAAACCACAGCCTGCTTTCTGCAGCGTGGAGCGCGGGCACTGTGTCGGCGCAGCCTCGGCCCAGCGAGATGGTGCCGGCATCAACATCGATGTCGTCAACCCGGCAAATCTCGTCATCCCATAGCACCGCCGTACCGATTTCCACCTGGGCCAGGTCGACGCCATCAGCCAGGGTGAACTCGGTCTCGGTTTTGTCGTCGGCTTCCTCAACAACGAGCGCGGTTGGGCAGTAATCGCCGGTCGCCACCTCGGTGTAGACCACTTCGCCGTCCGGTGCTACGCGCATAGTGAAATCGAGGTGACGCGACGGGTCCACCGCAACGCTGAGAACAAAACCGGCCTCCACGTCAAGCGCTTCGCGCTCAGCAGTTGACAGCGCCGCCACCACGTCAATGTAGGGGGTCTCGATCGCGCGCTGCGTGGCAATAGCCACAGGCGTCTGGACGGGTCGTGTATCGACACCGGTCTCCTGCTCGATGTAGACCGTGTCTGGCAGGCTGTAAATGTCCTGCACCGCCTTCAACCTAATCGCCCCCGAGCGCAGTGTCCCGGTTTGTATTTCGCCCACGATGCACACCATATCTGCGATACCGCGTTTCGGAGCCTGCAGTCGGAAATACTGGTTCGCGCGCCAGGTGTATGGCACACGGTTGGTTGTCAGCTCAAACGCACGTGTCGGAGTTACGGTTGCCAGCAATTCGCGCTGCGCAATGAGCAGTGCGAGGTTCGGGTTTGAAATCTCCGGGAAATCGTAGGTCTGGTGAATCGTGCCGAACGCGGTAACTAAACCCAGGGCACGGGCGGGCGGTGTCGTAATCGACTCTTTGCGTTCCACGTCAAAATAACTAACTGAGACGGAGTTAATAGCATTATCGAGTGTGGCCGGCTGCTCGGTGAACTCCAGGATGTCGTCGTCGGTCAGGATCGGCAGCGCATCGATGTCGTACTCACCGTTGGCGATGTCGATGTACCACTTGCCGTCAGCCAGGCTGCGGCTGAATGCGCAGCCAGCCACGCGTGCGATGCGCTTTTCAAACTCTACTGGGCTTTCCTGGTCCGGGTAGCGTTTGGTGCTCAGGCCGATTCCCTTGTCGAAAAACCACTTGGCCGCTGCGCGCATGCTGGCTTCGTTGAAATTCTCGGGGGATTCGCGGCCCATTTCCGAATTGGTGCGTGAGTAGTACAGGATGTGAGCCGGGTTCATGTCAGGCCCATCGGGGAATATCTCGATGCAGTCCCGATCAAAATCCGACTTATATAGTTTTACATAACCAGTCCCCGCCTCACTCGTCATCACAAAATCAAACCCATACCAGAATTTATAATCCGTATAGCCTTTGATTGAGTATGTGGTATCGTTTAATGCCGCCTTTGCTGTAGCAAAGTTCGGAAAGTATCCGGGGAATGCTACGTGTTTTGCGCCGTCAGGCGTCGTTAATTGAAATTGCTGTGAGTGATCGTTGTCGCCACCCATGCCTTCACGAGTGAAGCGCCACATCGACGTCGCGTCTTCAGGTATATCTATAACGAACGTGAACGCATCTGATGCGGAAACGCCCGTCAGTTCATCGTCAAATTCAGCACCCTCCCTCACCGTTTCAGAATAGTTTCTGTCCCAGTTATACCGGTTGCCCTCGGGGTGTCCGTAGTAAGAACCAAGAAACTCTGAGTTCTCCGTGATCAGGCAAAGCAGGGCAGTGCGTTCTGGTAACGCACCCGGCGGCCAGACGCACGCACGCTCCGGAAACCAACACGCATCGTTGTCCCATCCCACTTTCACCTTTTTGACCTTGGAACTACCCACCGGTGGGTATGGATTGATAGCTCCGTATCGTCCGCCCTTAAAAACGAGCGTCGCGATTCCTCGCCATCCAGGTATCTGGTCACCGAGGTTTGCCACCAGGTAATCATTCGGCATTTGGCCTGCGTCGCCGAACAGCACATCCATGGAGCCCTCAATGCCACCCTGATCCTTTTCGCCGCCCCACAGATTCGGTGCGTCGATTGCGATCGTACCGCTCCACGTGAGTGCCCAGTCGTCGAACGCCCCGCTCATAATGAGCGCTTCGCCCGCACTTTCAGGGACAGACGGTAACACCCCCTTCCACGCTGTCTTGTCGCCACCCCGATACTCGATGAATATATCGAACGGACCTTTACACAACCCCACATGCTTGAGGATGCGGTAGTGGTAGCCCACAGTGGCTTTCTTGCCGCTACCCAACTTTATTCACCGGCTCGCACTGCTGCGCCCACTCAATCAACGCCAGGGCCAAGCCGTCGCCGGTGGCAGCGAGTATTTCCGCGTCGATGCCGTCCCGAGCGAAGGCGCGCCAATCCAGTCCGTGGCGACGGAACCACTCACGAGACTTGCCGCGACAAAATCCGCGCCGGGTGCTGTAGCCCGGTATCGTGAACAGGTGGCGCGCGGTCACGATCATTTCTTCCCACCCTTGGTGCGGATCTTGTCGCGCCCCATTATTTTCCACGCAAGGATGTACTCCTGGTCAATCCAGCAAGTGCCGTACACCTCGGGTACCGCTAAACCGTCTTCCACCGTCGGCGCTTTTTCCTGCTCGGGCGCCGGCGCTTCAGCCTTGGGCGCCATGGCATACGCCACGGCCGCTGCGACCACTGCAACGAGCAGGTAGATGAGCCAGGGTGCAACTGCGGCGGCCGGCGCATCAGGCGGCAGTGGTGATATCAGCCCGAGCACTACCGCCCGGACCATGCTTGCGACGGCGATCAGCGCCAGCAGCAAAAACAGTACAATGTTGGTGACGAGGCCGGCGCGGGTATCGAGCCACCAGTAGCGTGCCCGCCATGACCACACGTCAGCGCGCCGGCGCAGCCAAGGGATCAACCCCATGACATGCTCTCCTCTTGCGGATTGTTGACGGGCTTGTAGATCGCACCGCCATAGTTGACGGTGTTATCGCGCTCCTCGCAGGCTGCCCAGGTCTGCGGGCAGCCAGGCCGCGCAGTTACTTCCACGCCCACGGCCAGATCCGGCCCGCCGTACAGGATCGTGATCGTGGTGCCGCTGTGCGCCATGATCGAGCGCCACTCGACGATGCCGTTCTCGCATGTCCACTGCACATCACCGCCGACGAGTGGGAACGGCGATGCGGCGAATTCGGCAGCGTGCAATGTAAGCCCGTCGACCGCCGTCAATTCTCCGGTGACCGACACGGTATCCGGGTCCAGGTTGCAGCCGCGCAGGCCGGTTGAGTACACCGTTTTCCAACACGCGCGCTGGAATTTCGCGCCCTGGTTGCGAGCCTCGGAAATCACGACGCCTGGCGAGCACACCAGCTCCAGCTCCACGTCACCGAATACCGGCTGTGCGACCACGCCCATCCAGTTGACCTGGGGCGGATCCGTGTCGCCGAAATGAGTTTCAGCGCAGGTCACATAGATCGAATCGCTGGGGATGTACGGGTGCCAGTTGTCGCCGAGTGATTGCGTACTCGGACGCGCGCCCTCCGGTACCGACGGGTCGCGCAGGTAGGCCATGCGGATCTTCAGCTTGTCCTTAGCGCGCTCCACGGTCTGCTTGACCTCGTCGCGCTCGATCTGGGCGGCCAGGTAGGTCTCGCCGTCGACAACGATATCGCGATCGCTGCTGGCAAAGCGCCAGATCAGCTCCTGGCGCCGGAACGTGAATAGCCTGATGGGCCGGCCGGCGAAGCGGCTCAACTCGAACGCGTTAAACATCGGGCACCACCGCCTGCCAGCCTGTGGTTGATTCGGCAGAGCCGTCGATATCGGTCACGTGCTCGATCTCGACAGAGTCACTCGCCAGGGTGCACAGCGCCATAAACGAGATCACGCGGATCTGCGCGGCCGCGATGCTGCTGCCGCTCAGTGAGGCGGAGAGCGTCAGCGTTTCGGTTGCGCCGGCTTCGATTGCGTTGTTGATGCGCCGGTAATACACCGTGCCATTGATCAGCTCGATGCGCAGATCCCGCCTGTTGTGCTTTGCCAGGCCAAACAGGGTGTACCCGGCCCACTCGATGCTCAGCGTGGTGCTGCCACCGGCAACGGTGGCGGCCGGTTTGAGGTCTGCTGTCCAGCTGGGCACCCAGGCCGGCACACGGCGGCCCTGCAGCGTGTAAAGCAGCGAGCGAAACCAGGTGTGCTCGGCGCGCTCGAACAGCTTCCAGTGGCTCTGCTGGGCGCGCAGGCCAAGGCCGGGCATGTCATGCACGACAGGTATGCTGGTGCCGTAATCGACGGTTTGCAGCAAGCGGCTGACACTGCTGCTGGGATCGTCACTCTCGTCCGGCCGTACAGTGAGCACCGGGTGCCCGAGGTACAGCGTGGGGCTCTCCAGTACCGGCCAGTCGCACGGCTCCACGATGTCAAACGTGATACTGCGGCGGCCCAGCGCGTCGCTGAGCAGCTGCTCCTCGGCGCCGTCCTGGACGAGGGCGCGCCGCAGGGGATAGAGGCGGCTGCCGAGACCGAAACCGATATCGGTTGGCGTGGTGAGCGTGATGTGATCCGTGTCGATCGCATCGATCTCGACAATTTCCCACCGGTTGACAACATCGAACAGCAAGGCTCTGCCGCCTGCGATGAAGTCCCGGCCGGCCGGATCGCACGGGATCTCTTCAACGCCGCCCGCCAGGGGAGCGGCCAGCCAGTTCACGTCGTGCCAGATCGGCAGCTCCCACTTGCCGCTGTGGCCTGCCAGCAGCATTTCCGCCACGCGCCGATCTTGCCTCTCGCCGATTACTTCAAACGTCAGCGTGCGTCGCGGTGCCAGGCGCAGGCCCCGGTGCTGAGATACGGCGGATGCACTGGCGCGCATCACGTCTGTTGACCAGGTGAGCGTTTCCTGCACGCCGTTGGACCAATCCGGTGGTACCGGCCACACTTTCAAACCCTCGTCGGAAAACGCCATCGGCTACCACTCCGCCCGGATCGCGTTGCCGTTCTGGCCGGCGTAGCGCACTACCGCCTTTTCCGTCGCCGGGTGCTGAGCCAGGCGCTGGGCCAGCTCGTCTTCGTTCTGGACGATGTACACGCGCATGCGGTTGTTGACACTGGCGGCCGCACCAGGTGATGCCAGCTCCGACGCACCCAGGCCGGGTGACGGCATGCTCGGTGCCGGCACGCCCGCCAGACCGCCAGTGGCGTGGCGTACGCGCGCGGACCAATCAGCCAATGCCGACATACCGCGCGCGTTGAAATCGTCCAGGAACGGCAATGCGCCGGGCTGGCGCACCACGGCCGCCCGCGTGACGAACTCGTTATTCGACAGCCAGGCGGGAATGGAGTCGGAGGTTTCGGTACCAGGGCCGCGTACACGGCCACCATCAGCGTATTGGGCACTGGAGAGCAGCTGCGCGATCTGCGCACCCTGGGCAAACGCGGCTGCAATGGCTGGTATGTTGGCCGGGAATCCCAGCTCGCTCGCCTTGGAAATGTTTACCGCCAGCGACGCCGCTGCTTGCGCAGTGGCAAAGCCTTTGCTGATGGCGAAAAGCACCTTGTATGCTTCGGACTGTTCACCGGCCGCGTTACGCGCGATATCGGCCATCGATTCGAAAGTGGCAGTCGTCTGCGTCATCAGCAGCTGGTCCTGCGCCTGCTGCAGCCGATTTTTCGCATCCTGGTGCTGCTGCGCAATCAGCAACTCGCGGTCATTCCATTGCTGCTCGGTACCGATTTTGTTCTGCCGGAATTGCTCCAGCAACGCGAGCTGCTCAGAGCGCCAGTTTTCCAGCTCGGCAGCAGCCTCATCCAGGCGGTAAAACTCACTGTCGATACCGCCGACCTCGGGTGACAATCCGCCGAATGCCGGCGCCGTGTCGAAGCCGGCATCGCCGATGCGCTCCAGATCCGCGCGGTAGGTTGCCGCATCGATCGTGCCCTGTTTGAGCGCCGCGTTCAGGGTTTCAATACGGGCCTGTGCCGTCTCGACAGCAGCCTCCACCGGCGTGCGCAGCGCATCGCTCAGGCTCTCGTAGGCACGTTCGGTTTCGTCGAATGCCCGCTGCTGCGCCTTTGCGTCGTCAGCTGCCTGCTTGGCGGCTTCCTTTTGCGCCTTCTCAAGAGCTTTTTCCTCAGCGGATTTTTTCGGCGTTTTCGGCGTCTCGGCGTAGCGCTCCTCGATCCGCTGCCGGTCGATTTCAAACTGCCCGCCGGACGGACGGCCGCCATCGAATGACACACCCTGCAGGCGCGCTTCGGCAGCGTTCTTGCCGCCGTTCCAGGCGGCGATGTAATCCTCCACCAGTGCATTCAGATCGCGCTGTTTACGCTCTTCCTTGGTGAGATTTTCGAGGCGGCGCTTGCTGATGTCAGCCAGGGCATCATCGGCTTTTTGGTCCTGTTCCAAGCCGGCTGCTTTTTCTTCCTTGAGACCCTGTCGCGCAGTCAGTTCCGCCTGGATGGCGGCGATTTCATCCAGTTGTTGATTGAATCGATCCGGGTTGGTAGTGAAAACAGCGGCCTGCGAACGCTGCCGCAGCAGTGCCTGGAGATCGCCGGTCGACATTTCCTTCACAGACGTCGACATGGCGGCAAAGGATGCGGCCGTTTCCGACGCGAAGTCTTTCAGGCCCTCCCAGTCAGTAAACGCCTTACCGACAGCATTGATGGTTCGCTGCAACGTGGTCAGGTTTTCATCGAGCTCCTGGGTGCGCTCGGTCATCGAATCGAACACTGCGTTGCTGATCAGCTCCAGCGCTTCGGTCACGCGCCCCTGCTCCTGCAGGTTTTCGATCTGCGACAGTGTGGCGGTATCGAGCACGTGGTACTGCTCGTTCATCTCTCGCGCCCATTTCGCAGCGTCACCCTCCATCCGGCTGAATTGCGCGACGATCTGTTCAGTGCTCTGTCCTGTCGCGGCCGCCATCGCGATCGCAGCCTTGCCGACAGACTCGAACGCGCCAGCGTTGATGCGACCAGTGGCCGCCAAACCGGCCAATATGTCGCGTGCCTGGCCCAGGTCGCGGCTGCCGACAGACCGCGCCAGATCGTCCATGGAGGCGCTGGTCTGCCCGGCATAGTTACCCGTAAGAATCAACGCACGATCAAATTCCGCGTGATCACGCGTTGCCGATTCCAGAGCGATGAAATAGCCACCCACAACGGCGGTGGCTGCAGCGATAGCCGCAGTCATCGGATTGATGGATGACACCAAAGCGCGCGATGCAGCACCCCAGCCACCGAATGAATCCTTGATCTGCCCGCCCTGCTGAATCGCAACCATCCACACCGGCATCCCGGTAGCGAGCGATGTAGTGATGTCAGTGATCTGCATCGGGAGCTGGCGCATGGCCTGCTGGTATTGGCCAGCGGAGATCCCCGCCATCCTCATCCCCTGGGACTGGCCGTTCAGTGCCGCGCGCTGCGCGTGCAGTTTGGCGGCGTAGACGTCGTAGGTGTCGTTATCAATCGCGCCGGCCTTGCGTGATGCGCCCAAGCGCTTCTCCAGAGCGTCGAGTCGCTCCAGTTCGCGGATGACCGGATCGATCTTGCCGAGCAGCTCGCCCAGCTCCTTGCTCTCGCGGTCGAAATCCGCCGCCGCCTTCTGTGCCGCCTCGGCTGCCGCTATCTCGGCGGCCGCATGCTCACGCGCTGCGCGTTCGGCGTTGGTGTGCGCCTGCATCGAGGCGTTCTGTGCGGCGGCAGTTGCCTGCCAATCACCGGCCGCCTCGCGTGCGGCAGTACCGGCCTGCTGGCTGGCCGCTGCCACGGAGGTCAGGGCGTCACGTTGTTCCATGCTCGCAGCCACCATCGCACGCAGGCGGGATGTTTGCTGCTCAGCGCTCTCGCCGACCAGGCGCAGTTTCGCAGCGGCTTCCTGGGCACCGCTCGCATCGATTGCGTCGAGACTGGTTGCAGTGGTGCGGGCGGTGTCGCTGACATCACCGAGGGATTTTTCGAGTTGGCCCAACTCGGCGCGCGTTTCCTTAAAATCGGCGGACATGCGCAGGGCGAGTTTAAGATCGGTTCCGGACATGAGCAGGCCACTGTCGAAGGGTAGCGGCCATGGTCGCGCGCGCGACTGCTGCCGTCTTTTTGCCTGCGCGAGAATTCAGTAGTCCGATACGGCCCGGTGCATTTAAACCAGGCGTTCGGGGTAGTGTGTCAGGGCTTTTTCGTCAGGCTTTCCAAGTGCGCTTTGGCCGCTTTGCCGCCCGCGAAAGCCTTGTTCACATCTACCAACGTCTCGACGCGCTCGCGACGCCGGCGCCGTTGCAGAGCCTCGAAGTGCAGCACGACCTGGCGCTGCGTCATCCGGCCTATGTCTTCGGCAGATCCGTAGCCGGCGGCGATGAGGGCGCTGTAGATGTCTGACCAGCGCGCAGTGCGAGCGTGGTTGCCGTGGCGCGGCCCACTACCACCCGTTGGCTCGCACTGCGCATGCAAAAAGGGCCGTTGGTCATCCACCACCACCAGAGCAGCTCGTGGCCATCAGACAGCGTTAGCGATGTCACCCATTCGGGATCCACATCTGCAGCCACGGAAACCAAGTGCACCAACGCGTCGGCGTGCGTAGCCAGCCATGGCGGGAGCTGCTCGGAGCCAGTCATTGGCTCCCGACGTTCCAGCACCGCGCGAATGTCG